ACTTCTGATGTAAAACGCTTTTTCACTCGTTGTTTACTCATTAAAGTTGCTCCTACTTTAAGGTTAAAATAGGACTTGTAGTGACCGCCTTTGATAACTACAGAGGTCCTACACTATTATTTAACGAATATCTAAAAATATAAAGTGATACGTTATGATTTCAAACCAGCTAAATAAGTGTAGAGGAACCTGACTACTATGCATCACGACATTTTAGACGTCATACGCAATATAGACGATTTATACGAAAATAACAGCAGTCTTGCCGTATTAAAAGACTTTGAGCGTGTTTTAGACGAAATGGACGTATACGTCTACGAAAACTGGGAAGATGGCGAACTTGCTTACGGCCCTAAAGTTGATCGCCACTGGATCACAGCAGGATTTATGTGGGACAAAGATAAAATGCCTAATCCAGTAGCAGGCAAACGTTTAACAGAATTAGGTTGTAAAGTAACTTATCAAAAGAGTCACTTACTAGAACCACGCAAAATTAAAACAAAAGAAGACATTCGCCCTGGTACTAAAAAAGGACATTTAGATCGTAAACCTATTTGGATTGTAGAAATTACTATGCCAAAGAAAGTAGCATTTGATATCTACAAAGGTTACATGGCTAAGATGAAAGGCGAAGATAAAGTCGAAGAAGGCAAACCAACTAATGGTAGCAATCCACCAGGAGCACCGGCTCCAGCAGCCGCAGGAGCACCAGGCGGAGCACCTACACCGGGAGCACCCGGCGGTTCAGGAGCACCCCCTACACCAGGCGGAGCACCAGCATGAAACTAAGTGAAAATCTGCATGCCGGCGATCTCCGGGATCTCGTTAAAAAAGTTTTTGAAATCGATGGATTCAAAAGCAAGATCGGTGATGACGAAGATATTTGTGTATTAAGTTTCACAGTAGATGACAAAGATGCTGCCGAAGATTTAGAAAACTTTATCGAAATGGGTTACAATTTTGTATTAGATTCAGATGTAACTCCTGGAGAAACTGACGAAGGTGTGTTTAGAGTTTATGTTGAAATTGAACGTACCCGTCATATAGGAGAACAGATTTTTGAAATTATCGAAGGTATACAAAAATTAACAGGTTTAGATAGTATGCGTTTTAGATATTTTAAAAACTTTAAAAGCGAGCCTGCTACATTAGATAATTTAGACGCCGCAGTTCCGAAAGATAAAAATTCGTACAAAATTGCGACCGAAAATAATAAATTAAACAACTTCCAAGAGTTTTTTAAACGTAGCTATGCAGATAAAATTGAAATGTTAGATGAATCTATTAAATTCAAAAAAGTGTATAGTGGCGATGTTTCATTTGATGTAATTGCATGCGGTCCTAAAGAAACAATACATAACATGATTAAAGGCCCGATCATACTTGAAACCAAAGACATGGCAGAAGTTATGTTCTTAACAAAGGTTATAGGAAACTATAACATTGTTAAAATTGGTAAAACTTTTATATTTGAAAACAGCAACTGGGCAGTTGCGTTAGAGAGGAAATAATGAGTGATTTTACATTTGATTTTTCATTAGAAAAATGCACAGCAATACTACAAAACAATCCATATAGTGAGCATTGGCACGAAGCACTATGTAAGATTTTGCCTGACTACGATATCAATACTGTCGAGCGTGTATCATGTTTTATGGGTCAAACAATGGTAGAAAGTGCTGGATACAAGGCAATTGTTGAAAACTTAAATTATCGTCCAGAATCTTTATGCAAAATATGGCCTCATTATTTCAATGAAAGTAATGTAGGTCAATATGCACATAATCCAGAACGTATTGCTAACAGAGCTTATGCTAATCGTATGGGCAATGGTCCAGAAGAATCAGGTGATGGTTGGAAATATTGCGGTCGTGGGTTAATTCAAATTACAGGCAAGGATAATTATAATCGTTTTGCACAAAGTATTGACACGCCAGTAGAAGAAATACCTGAATTTTTAGGAACATTTGAAGGTGCAATACAGAGTGCTTGTTGGTTCTGGGAAGCTAATAATTTAAATGCTTTAGCGGACCAAGGAGATATAGTCGGACTAACTAAAAAAATCAATGGCGGGACTTTAGGATTACAGGAACGTCAACAACATACGCATAACGCTTTATCAATATTACAAGGTTAATATGTTTAGTTGGATCATCGAAATGATATTAAGCGGATTGCCGGAATGGTTCTGGCCCGCGGTGGCCGTTTCTGGAGTTATGATATACTTATTTGCTAAGTTAATTGGTAATTTTCCAACATTTAAACCTTATACATTTTTTATTAAACCCATCGGTGTATTAATTACAATTTTTGGAGTCTTTATGTTTGGTGGAGCAGGTGTAACTGCAATTTACCAAGCTCAAGTAGACGAAATGAAAGCAAAAATTGCTAAAGCTGAAGAAGAAAGCAAAACAGCAAATACTAATTTACAAACTAAAATTGTAACTAAAACTAAGGTTATACATGATCGTCAAGTTGTGATACAAGATAGAATTGTGAAAGATGCGGCTATCATAGATTCTGAATGTAAATTAGATCCTTTAGCTGTTAAGGATTTAAATAGTGCGGCTAAAAATCCATTAAAGGTGGCAAAATGAAAAAGATCCTAACTTTATTATTTGTTATCGGATTAACAGGTTGCAGTTCTATGTTAGCTCCTATGCCTAAACAATCATGGCCAGATACTCCGCCTGATCTTAAAATAGCATGTGATGATTTAGCATTACTAAATGAAGATACTACTAAATTAAGCGAAGCGTTAAAAGTAATAACCGCAAATTATAGCCAATATTATACTTGTAAAGATAAAGTAGATAACTGGTTAGAATGGTACAATACACAACAAAAAATATACAACAGCGTGAAATAAATACGTATATAAAGACAAAGGAGCGAACAATGTCGAAAGAAAAAGAAAAAGACAGCACATGGTTACAACAACTATGGCGTCCAATGATGGGCTGGATGTACATGCTTATTTGCTTATTAGATATGGCTGTATTCCCAGTTCTATGGGCATTATGGCAAGGGTATAATCATGTACCTATTACACAATGGAACCCGCTAACACTGCAAGGTGCCGGACTATTCCATATTGCCATGGGTGCTGTATTAGGCATCAGCGCATTTGGTCGTACACAAGAAAAACTAGCAGGAACAGCCGCTAATCCTACTGCTACAGCAACTACTACCACATCGACTGTAAATATGTCCGGTAATGTTGCTGGCGGATTTGGTAGTAACGCAAGTTTCGGAGGAGCAGGATATGGTAGTTCAAGCGCACCAACAACAGGATTTGCAGGCGGGACTCCAGCATATGGCTCGCCGCAACCAGGCTTCGGATCATCCGGCTCGGGAAACTTTGGAGCCCAAATTCCAGCATCAGGGTTTGGTAGCACACCGCTCGGCGGCAACACAGCAAGTAGCTTTGGCGGAGGCGGCTTTGGAGGCGCATCTCAACAAGCGGGAACAGTGCCGGCAGTAAATGCCGCTGGCAAAAAAGTTGTTCCAACATTTTCTCAACCACCACTATAAGGAAAGAAAGAATATTATGAAAAAATTATTAGCACTACTAATTGTAGCTATATTTGCGTCAACAGCAATGGCAACTGAAAAAGCTAAGGCTCCTGTTAAAAAAGAAGCTCCAGCTAAAAAAGAAGTTAAACATCACAAAAAAGCTGAAGGTACCGAAATTGCAGGTACTAAACCAGATACAGCACCAGCCAAGAAAAAGTAATCAAATTCTTGACATGCTCCAACTGATATAGTATAATTACTATATTATTGGAGCATTTTTACGACCATGACTGATTATTACCAAACATTAGGTGTTAGCGAAAACGCTAGCCCAGACGAAATTAAAAAAGCATACCGAAGCTTGGCTAATAAACATCATCCTGACAAAGGTGGGGATCAAGCCAAATTCAAAGACATTAGTGTTGCAAACGATATCTTAAGTGACCCACAAAAACGTGCTGAATATGATCAACAAAGACAATTCGGCGGAATGCCAGGAATGGGCGGCTTTCCTGGTGGTACACAATTCAATTTCAATACAGGAAATCCATTCGGAGATATTTTTGGAGGACAACATCCTTTTGGAGATATTTTTGGTCACATGCGCCGTGGACAAGCACAACGTAATAGAGATTTAAATATCCAATGTAGCATATCATTTTTAGATAGCTACATTGGTAAACAACTAGAAGCAAATTATCGATTGCCTAGTGGAAGAAATCAAAATGTCGTTATTAATGTGCCGGCTGGTGTAACACACGGTGATACTATTCGATATCCAGGATTAGGAGATGATTCTGTTCCTGGAGCGCCTCGTGGTAATTTGAATGTTACTATATTAGTAACACCTGATCCTAATTACGAACGTAGAGGTGATGATTTGTTTGCTTTTGTAGAAATTAGCCCTATTGAAGCAATGATTGGATGCAGAAAAACTATCAAAACATTATCAGGATCTAGTTTAGATTTAGATATCAGACCTGGAGTTGAACAAGGTACAGAATACGCCGCAGGAGGAAATGGTTTTCCTAATGTTAATAATGGACATAAAGGAAGATTTATTAGCATTATTAAAATTAAAACTCCGGCAGTTACCGATCCATCAATAGTAGCACAACTACAACAAATAAATGCTCAAATTAGTAAAAGAACCTGATCCAATTTTAAAACAAAAGGCAGAACCTTGGGATTTCAATACACACGTTAATGCCGCAGTCATTGAACGTGAAATGCTTCTACTAATGAAAGCTAATAATGGAAGAGGTCTAGCTGGAAATCAAGTTGGTTTACTCCGAAGAGTCTTTGTTATTCGTACTGAAGATGGCAGAGAGTTTGGTTGTTTTAATCCAACTATACTAACTGGTGAAAACGAAGGTCAAGAGGGTGATGAAGGTTGTTTAAGTTTTCCTAATCTATGGCTTAGAGTAAAACGTTATCAAAAAATTACTGCCATGTATCTTGACAATACCGGAGAAAAGCGTATAATAGAACTTGAAGGCATTGATGCTAGATGTTTCCAACATGAGTTAGATCATTTAGACGGAATAACTTTTACAGAACACGTAAGTAATTTAAAATTACAAATGGCACGGAAAAAACAAAGGAAATTAAATGGTTGAACCTAGTGATAATTTACAAGCAGTATTTGAGAAAGCAATTGATACTGCTAAAAAACTACATCACGAATATCTGACAATAGAACATCTATTGTTTGCCATGCTCGAGGATGATGCATTTACATCTACCCTATCCGGATTCGGCAGCAAACCTGATGAATTGAAAAAAGATCTAACAGATTATTTACAAAATAAATGTAGCGAAATAACTATCACAGATGTAGTAGTTAAACCTAAAAAAACACAAGCAGTTGAACGTGTGCTTAATCGAGCGTTTACTCAAGTATTGTTTAATGGGCGTCAAAAGATTGAACCTACTGATGTTTTCTTATCAATGATGGGAGAGAAACGTAGTTGGGTACAATACTATATTGCTAAAGCAGAAATCGATAAAGATAAGTTTAACGATTATTTAAATAATACGGTCGAAGATCCGGATGAGGAAAGCCAAGGTCCGCAGGATAGTCAAGGTGAACGGGCATTAAAATCATTTACTACTAATCTTAATGACGAAGTTACTAAAAAGAAAATTGATCCAGTTATCGGGCGTATTGATGAATTAGAAAATATTGCCCTAGCATTAGGACGTCGCAGTAAAAACAATGTTATTTTAGTAGGAGATCCTGGTGTAGGTAAGACTGCTATAGCAGAAGGACTTGCTTACAATATTGTCAATGGTGCTGTTCCAGAATTCCTTAAGGATTACAAAGTTTATAGTTTAGATATTTCAGCTATGCTTGCTGGTAGCAAATATCGCGGAGACTTTGAAGAACGATTTAAAATGGTTCTAAAGGGATTGGCCAAGAAAGGTAAGACTGTGCTATTCATCGACGAGGCACACATGATCTCTGGTGCAGGATCTGCTAGCAACTCTGCTAACGATCTCGCTAACATGATGAAACCGGCTCTAAGCAAAGGCAACATTAAAGTTGTGGCCAGTACTACTTGGGAAGAATATCGTAAACACTTCGAAAAGGATCGTGCGTTAATGCGCCGGTTCCAACGTATCACCGTTGACGAGCCAACACAGGAAATGGCTATTAGTATTATACAAGGTATTAAAAAATACTACGAAGGATTTCATAGTGTTAAAATCCGTAATGATGCTATTCAAGCGGCTGTTAAATTGTCAGTTAAGTACCAAACAGACAAAAAACTACCAGACAAAGCAATCGATTTGATTGATGTAGCATGTAGTCGTTTTAATCTTAAACTAGCAGATGACCGTGTTATTGGTGAACGTGAAATTCAATACGAGCTTGCTAAAATGATTCAAATGCCTGAAGAAAAAATCATGGAAACTGAATCTAGCAATCTTGCCACCTTACAAGATAATCTTGTAGCTGAAGTTTATGGTCAAGATCTTGCTCTAACAGAAATTGTTGATAAGATTATGGTTGCACAAGCAGGACTTAAATCTGAGAACAAACCTATTGGTTCGTTTGTATTCATGGGTCCAACTGGAACTGGTAAGACTGAAACTGCTAAATCACTTGCTAAACACTTAGGTGTTAAGTTGTTACGCTTTGATATGAGTGAATATCAAGAGAAGCATAGCATCTCCAAGCTAATCGGTAGCCCTCCAGGTTATGTTGGCTTTGAAGAAAATGCTGGCTTGTTGATTACACAGATTCAAGAGAATCCTAATGCTGTATTGTTGTTTGACGAAGTAGAAAAATCACATCCAGATGTATCAACTGTGTTGCTACAAATGATGGATAATGGGTTTATTACTGGTTCAAATGGAAAACAAGCAGATTGTCGTAACTTAATTCTTATTCTTACTACCAATGCCGGAGCAGCCGATTCTGAAAAGAACGCTATCGGTTTTGGTACGCAAGAAAAAGATTACAGCGACAAGGATCTTAAGAAGTTTTTTACTCCAGAGTTTCGTAATCGTTTAGATGGAATTGTTACATTTAATAAACTAAACAAAGAAACAATGATTAAAATTGTTACTAAGTTTATTGACGAATTGCGTAATCAAGTAAAAGAAAAAGGTATTAAGATTAAACTAGATAAGGAAAGTACTAATTGGCTTATCGATAAAGGGTTCGATGCTAAAATGGGTGCTCGTCCATTACAACGTGTTATCGACAAAGAAATCAAACGTCCATTAGCTAAACTAATGTTGTTTGGTGATCTTAAGAATGGTGGTTCACTATCAATTACTGTTCTAGATGATAAACTAGTATTGATTCCTACTCCTAAACCAAGTAAAGTACCACTGCTAACTGTAGATTCTACTGAAAATAAAGTAACAGAAGATAATGTTATTTAAAACTACTAGACGACTATTTAGAGGAACATATCAGTACAAGATTGTACTGACGTGTTCTTTTGCAAGTATTTTCCGTACAGGAGATATGTCTGAGGCGTTATCTAAACTTGGATCAGCTGCCAGGAAATCTGCAGGCCAAGATAATGGCTATGCTGTTAAACTTGCTACTGAGTTGATGTCCGAATCAAATATAGATATTCGTGTCGAAAGCCCTTGGATTAGTATCTACACTAATGATCAAAAACTGATCAAACGATTAACTAAACTTGGCCCAGAACATGTAAAATACGTCTGCGAACCCGAACAAGGAACTAGTTTAACAGAAGGTACTATAATTATGCCTAAAATGGACTACGATTATCGTATTACTTTAGGTAAAACTATCCAGGAACATAGTGCATTTATAGCGTGGGCCGATACAAATAAAAAATGTAAACTGACTAAAAGTTGTATCAAAGACTTGTTAAAACCACGTAGTTGGGGTGGTACACACTTCTATATAACCGGTGATAATAATTTACTTATGGCCCGGATGCACTTGGGCGGTAGCATAAGCAAAGTAGAGCGCATAGTTAAAAAATAAGTTCTGGTAAAAGCGATAAATACTCTAACCGCAGAGTTTTCTGCTGAGTAAATTAAAAAGAGCTTAAAAATGCGTATACATGAACTATTAGAAGGCAGATTCTTTGATGATAGCAAGTTTATCAAACATACTGCGGACGGGCGAGAGCTTGATTACGATTTATCCGAAGATTTAATACATTTTATGCATAATGACGATAATGTGTATCGTCGTAATGTATATCCTACGATTGCAAAATGTATAGATTTAGTTAAAGCAAAAAAACCTACTGATTTAAAACTATTTCGCAATGCTGTAGAAGAAAGCTATAAAGAATATGTTAAACAATTCCCTGTTAAAGAACTTCCACATAAGTTAGAAAATAAAATGTGCGAAGAAATATGCGATAAAATGCACGAAGATATTATCCAACATATTAAAGACGGAAAGTATAAGGGGTAATAGTGTTACTTAGAGAATTATTTCTTTACGAGGCTAAGGCAAAACCATCCATTTCAAACGATGATGGAATGGAAAAATACGGTCGACCTTTTAACCATCCTGAACATTTAGTGTTTTTTAAAGGTTCGGCAGGCACATTAGAAGCATTAGGCCATTTTAAAGAGATTGCTAGCGAGAAAGCAGGCAAAACTACAGTACGTCGCAAGTGGGATGGCAATCCTCAAGTCTACTGGGGACGTGAGCAAAAGAATGGGCCATTAATACTAGCAGGACATAACCAATGGAGCAAAGGTGTTAAAAGCGATAACCCGCACGATGTGTACGATTTCATTGTAAACAAAAGCGGTAACCCAAAAACTCCTGAAGAATTAGAAAAACGTAAGCAATTTGCTACCAATTTCAGTAATTTATATCCTTTATTCGATGCCGCAACTCCTAAAAACTTTGTAGGATTTGTCTATGCTGATAATTTGTTTGGCGTTGAACCAGGCAATCCTAAGCGATTAACTCCTCCGACTAAAGAATACCCACAAGGTGTATGGGAATTTAGTCCTAATCCGTTGAGCGATACAACATATCATGTGGATGCCGCAAGTGAATTAGGACAACGTATTAGTAAAGCACATGTTATGGTTGTCGGGCATGCTCAATTTCCTCGTTTCGGAGCAGATGATAGAGAACAAGTTCCTAAAGATAACTTTCAAGAATTTAATAAGACCCCTGGATTAATTGTACAAGGTCCTATATATACCGATGAAGCACCAGGAGTAGATACAAGTGCTGTAGATGATTTAATCGAATACACAAACAAACATGCTGGGGTTATAGACGGATTTATATCTAGTTTACCTGATCCAGATAAAAACGGAATATTCTATCCTTTTTTTAATGCCATGAGTAACGCACATGCTAATGGTCAAATTAACTTCGGTGGAATCGGCGGGCAAGAATTTATAGACTGGATGACTAAGAAAGGTGTTAGTGCTAAGAAGCAAGAGCATATTAAAGCCATGGTGCAAGCACATCCGGGCGGGTTAGATGCTATATTTCATTTAATCAAAGGCATTAGAGATATGAAAGATACAGTAGATGCCGCAATTAAATCTCAACCACGTAAAGAAATCTGGGATACGCACGGTGAAGGGCATGTACGTTATGCACAATCTCATCACAAGTACGGAAATATTAAATTAGTTCCAACAACTTGGGCACCAGGTAAGAAACC